GAATTGGAATCACCAAAGGAAATTTGTCATAATACGGTAACTTATCTTTTGTTTTTGGGTCGTAGTAGAAAAAGTACATGTGACCAATAAAATTTGAATTGGTCATTCTTTCTCTATCCTGCATCAACTTTTGTGGTGTTGGCTTCAGTTCTGTAACCTTCGAACGTAGCCATGCGCGGGCCTGGGTGGTGCGAGCCTCCAAACCAGTTTTAGCCAACTGTGAGTTGATTCTGTCTAATAGATATGCCATGACTCTATTTATTTGCCTTTTAGGACAATACGATTACCTTGTTTTAACTCTGGTTTCTGTATAAGTATTGGTGTTCCAGATTAAAGAGTTAAACCTAGGTCCTTCTCCGTTAGTATCTGAAATTTCCAACCGTGGGTATGACAGAATTCATCTGCTGCTTTCCACTTCATCTGGTTGATAGCGTAAGTTGCTGCTTCCTGTAGAAACTTCTGAGTCTTTCTTTTACCCTGTACAGGCTTTCTTGTCTGAGCCTCAGGTTTAACCTCAATCACATGGGTCATCACGGTTTCATCTGTTCTTTTAACCTTAATGATGAAGTCGGGAAAGTATCTATGTACTCGTCCGTCCAGTGGGTGTACGTATGGTATCGCCAGTTCTTCTGAGGACCACCACACGATGTTAGGATGGTCATCAAAGTAGTTCATGCAACGTAGTTCCCAAGATGAACGAAAAATGATGTTATCCGGGTTGCCGTTGTACTTAGCTGGGTTTTTGGGGGTAAATTTACCCTTGTAGGAATTCTTGCCGTATGTCATATAAATATGTAGTCAACCTTCAGGAAAATCATGGCATTATTTAATCTAACAGACATATCTTATAAAAGAGAAGAAAGAAACTTTCCTTCTGCTTTCAGTAGATTGTCAACAGACCCTTCAGTAAACCAAAGAACTTTCGGTTTAAAACGATATCCTCTTGATGTAGGTGGAACAGATAGAGGACACTACATGATGATTCATATTAATGTGCAAGAAAAAAGCATTTATCAAGCAAACTTTTCTAATGATTTGCCGACAATACAAAGAAATAGGGCTGGACTAGCAGCACAAACTGGCGCAACTAATATCGGCGGATTAGGAAATCTAACTGTTGACAATGTACAGAGATTTGGTGAATTTGTTGGTGAAAATATTCCAAAAGGCGTCAAAGAGTCATTCAATGATTATAATAAAAGAGTGCAAAATGCATTTTCGGAATTTTTGGCAAATAAAACAATTAGTATAGAACCAGGTAGTGTTGGTGATGAAGCTCTTGCCGCAGTTCAACAAGCTACTGATGTGGCTATTGAATTTGGAAAAGGAGTTGGTGAAGGGCTCAAAAAACAAGTTGGTTCTTTAAATAATCAAAATTTTTTAAGAAGAATAAAGAGAACCACTGAAACAATTGCACTGTACATGCCTGGTACAATGGCATATACACACAATCAGCAATACAATCAACTTCAAATGGGTGGTGAGAATGCAGCATTTTATGGTGCTGGAATGTCATTGATAACTGATGCAATAAAAGACAAAGTTAGTCCTTATGATTTAGGACAGAATTTATCTCCATTTATTTCTGAAAAGCTAAAAAACTTAGCATCTCCGTTTTTGGGCACAAATTCTGCAACTGCTTTGTTTGCGAGTGCAATTGGAGGTGTTCAAAATCCTCAACTTGAATTAATATACAATTCACCAAGTTTTAGAAATTTCAGATTCGATTTTATGTTTTACCCTTCAAGTGAAGCTGAAGCCGTTGAAGTGCATAGAATAATTGAAGCTTTAAAATTTCACCAAGCACCAGAAATAATGAGAGGTACCGCCGGTTATTTTATGGTGCCACCATCTGAATTTGACATTGAGTTTTATTATAATGGTACAGTGAATCCCAACATACCAAAAATTTCTACTTGTGTATTGACTTCTATTGATATGGATTATGCACCAAAAGGTTTTGTCGCCTATGAAGTTCCTGGACCTGATGGAGCTACCCCATCCATAGGTAAAACAGGTATGCCTTTTGCAATAAGACTTTCTTTGAGTTTCCAAGAAACAGAAATTATGACGAAATTCAATTTCACACAAAATTCAGCATAAGCTTAAAAATGGCAAATTATTTTTACAATTTTCCCAAAACGATTTACAGTCTCAGTGATTCAACATCGTTGGATAGAATAACAAACTTGATGGCTTGTTTTTCTTTCGACGAAACATTAACTGAAAATTCGATACTATATTATCAATATACAATTTCTGATGGTGAAACACCAGAAGTTTTGGCTCATAAATTATATGGTTCTTCTGAGGACCATTTGATTATTTTGAAGATGAATAATATTATGGATGTCAAAAAAGACTGGCCGCTAGACCAAAGAAGTTTAGCTGTTGCAATTAATGATAAGTATGCTAATAATGGAATATCTCAAAGTCAGACAGGCTATCAGTGGGCGTTTAATAATACGCATTCATATTACAAAATAGAAACAAGAACTTTGGTTACTTCAGGTGAAAAAGTTACAGACATAATTCAAGTTGATGCAAACACTTTTGCAAATATAGCAACATCTTCTGTACTGTATACATTACCTGACAATAATGTGTTGAAGATTGATACTTCAAAAAATGCAAAAACATATTATGAATATGAAGTTGAAGAAAATGAAAGAAAAAGAAATATAAAAATTTTGAAAGAGGAATATGTTCCTGCTGTAAAAAATGAATTTATTGGAACTATAAATGTCTGATAGTAATGTAATTAGTAATTCTCAGTTTAAAGTAAAAAAATTATCTATTGTGTCCAAAATAGGACCAATAGACATTTCTTCTATTTTTGAAGAATTGAATATCTATGATTGCATTTTTAATCCATGCATGTCTGGAAATATCTTAATAAAAGATTCTATTGGTTTATCAAACAAGTTATCATTTGATGGTTCTGAGGTTTTAGTTATTGAAATGGGTAAAACTGAAAAAGAAGCTACTTTTAGAAAATCTTTCAGAATATACAAACAATCGGAAAGAAAATCACAAAATGTCACATCTGAAGTTTATTTGTTACATTTTATTTCTGATGAGTTTATATTGTCGCAACAAACAAAAATAGCAGAATCTTACAGAGAAACATATTCAAAAGTAGTTGAAAAAATTCTTAAGGATAGATTGGGTGTCGAAAATAACATGATTGGTTATTTTGAAGAATCGGAAGGAATTAGGGATATATTAATACCTAACAAAAGCCCATTTGATGCAATCAAGTTTTGTTCCAAAAGGGCATTAAATAAAACAAAGTCGCCGACATTTTTATTTTTTGAAAATAAAATTGGTTATAACTTCGTAACACTCTCGACTATGATATCGAAAAAACCTGTGCATGATATTAATTTTCAGATTAAAAATCTAGCTGATGATAGTAGAGAGTTAATGGGTGCAATTAAGTACGAAGTTGTTTCACAATTTGATTTAACTAAAAGTATAAAATCTGGTCTTTATGCAGGCACTTTTATTGGTTATGATTTGGTCACTCAAAGTATTGGAGTTATAACTTCGAATTATGATTCACTTTACGGTAAAAATGCAATTGCAAATAAAACTCCGAATGTTGGAATCATAACTAATAAATTTGGTTTGAAAAACACCGAAATGTATGATTCTAGGGTTGTTGTTTATCCTATGGATGCTTTTGGAGAGAATAGTAAATATATTAAAGAAAATTCACCATTATCCATCGATGCCGCCGAAGATACATATAATTATATTCTTCAACGAGGTGCGTCATTTAGAAACATATTGAATCAAAGAGTTAAAGTATTGATGCCAGGTAATTTTGACTTAACTTCTGGACTCACTGCGAATTTATTGATTCCCGCTAGGGGACAAAATGCAAGAGGAAATGATGAAATTGATTATTCGTTGAGTGGAAAATATTTGATTATTGCGTCTAGACATATGATTACGTATCATAAACACGAAACAATTATCGAAGTTGCTACGGACTCTAACAATAGAGAATACGTTTACAGAAGCACTGAGACACAAAACGATTATATGGATTTTTATGCTTGAAGATGTTTATCAATTTGAAGTAAATGCTGCTGGCCAATCAATTGGTTTCTTACTGTGGCAAGGAATTGTTGAAGATATTTTCGACCCATTAAAAATGGGTAGGGTTCGTGTCAGAATTGTGGGTGTTCACAATCTTGATAGAATTAAAATGCCAACACAAACTTTGCCTTGGGCAACAGTAATTAAATCTCCCATTGGCTCAAACCAATCACCAAATTTACAATTGGGTGATTGGGTCACTGGTTATTTTCTTGATGGCATTGACGCACAGAAACCAACAGTTATAGGAAAATATGATGGTATTAGGTCAGATAGAATCGATGACTTTTATAAACTCGAATTGAAAAGTGGTACAGACCTTTTCTTTTCATCTGCACCTCTTCCTATATTGACAGATGAACAAAAAAAGATGTTAAGGTCTTACCCAAAACCTGATAGTAGAGTAAGATTTACTGATAGACCAACATTACCACTACTGAGTCAAAGCATTGTTGAAGGAACTGCTGTTGATATTGCAAATAAAAAAAGAGTACATGTTTGCGATATCAGTGGAGCAATGAGGGCTACTGCTGCTGCCGCAAGGGCTGCATTTGGATTGTTAATGAAGGGAATTCGTGCTGCTGTCAAGGCAATTTTAAAGATTCTTGGATTTTCGCCAGATAGTGAGTCTACACGATTTATTGAATTGGCAAAAAAAATTAAAAGGGGAATAGAATATATTCAAAAATTCATTGATGAAATTAATGATATTAGTGCAGTTATCATATTTTATACAAGACAAGTTCGTGCAATGATTGATTGGATTTTGAGTTTGCCTAAAAGTTTAGCCGCTTTGCTTGCAGAGTGTTTAAATGAATTGTTGAATTCTGCTTCTGCTGGATTCTCGTCCCTTATTGGTGACATTGTTGGTTCTCAAACAATTGAATTATCTAAAACATTCGTTGAAATTATAGATTCAAGTAAAAAACTTATAAACGATACCACAAATTTGCTTACTGTTCCTGGTCAAATTGTTGATGCGCTTGCTACACCTTCAACACCCACAACCAGAGACCAAACAATCAATACTATTCTTACATTTACATCTAGTTTTTCAACATCAAATAACTCCACAAGTGGAATATCGAGACCTTAATTATGGCAGAAATAAAAAATTTTGAAGATGGTTCTTATACGCAAACGTTCGATGATGGTTCGACGGTAACCATGGATTCAGAAGGAAATTTTACTTCCACTCCAGCAACAAAACCGAAAGATGATTATTCCTGGACAGAACCAGAATCTGAAGCAAGTGTAGAAAATCCTCCAGTTTATCCATATAATAACGTTACGCAAACTGCTTCTGGACACACATTCGAATTGGATGACACTAGAGGTCGTGAAAGAATCAGATTACAGCATGGCGGCGCAAAAACTGGTGGACAAGGTTCATTTTTTGAAATGCAATCTAGCGGTGATAAAGTAGAAAAGATAATTGGAAAAAATTATCAAATTGTCGCCAAAGACAACAACGTTTTGATTAGCGGTGTATGTAACATTACTATTGAAGGTGATTCTGTCGTGCATGTTAAAGGCAATAAATTTGAAAGAATCGATGGAGATTATATACAAGAAGTTCGCGGTGATTATACACAAACTTTAAAAAAGAAGGCTACAATTACTTCAGACGGAGATATGACTGTCGGTGTTGGAAAAACTGGAACAGGCGTACTAAGTTTTACGGGAGACTATGTTTATTTGGATAGTGATTTAACTGTTGATGGTTCAATAACCGGCGAAATGGTTAGTGCTACTTATAAAGTAAATGCGGGAACAGGTGTTACTGCCGGACCCTTAGGCTTTGCAACACTCACAGGTGGTGTTTCTGCTGGATTACCTGTTGCGATTCCGGGACAAGTTAATGCTCTGTCTTTAGTTAATGCTCCTTTAATTAATGGTATTATAGTTAGTGATATACTTGGTACAATGGCTGACATGAGGTTAGTTTATAACCTACATATTCATCCAGCACCTAAGGGAGTGACAGGACTTCCTACCATACCTATGTTATAATGGAGAATTGAATGTCGAGTATTTTTGGAAGATTAAACTTTAACTTTGATGAAACGAAATTTGGTGATTCTATTTACCTTTCGGACGGCGCAAAAAAATATTTAAACAGTGCGCCAACAAATTTACAAACGTGGCAGATTAACGACATTGCTAATGGCAATATTGAGTTGTCGGATTTTTATAAAAATCCAGTAATTAATGTTGCCAATCAATTAAAAAGTAATGTTCAAAACCTTCAAAATTTAGTTTCAACAATAGAATTTTATGACTATGTTGTAGACTCAGCCAATTTAATTTCGGGCTTAGCTAACTTGGTGATTCAGATAGAAGAATTTAAAAAACATACAAACAATGTTTCTGGAGTTAACACGGCAGTTTCTACAACAAATGAAAATGGAACTGATGCTATAGAATATCCGGATTATGATAGTGCAGTAAATTTAGGTCAACAACTCCTACTTTTGACCAATGCTTCAGATGGAGTTCAAAATTCGACGCCGCTTTTAGGCAGCATGACGAGTTTATTTGTTGGTGATGAACTTAGTTCGAATTTGACAATTTTAAAAAATGACCTTCCTACAGTAAACAACAGTTTAAGGCTGGATGGTCCGGAAAGTAACGTTTTTAGTAATTTAACATCCACTCAAGTAAACAATCTAATAAATCACATTACAACAGCAAATACTCTGGTGGCTGGACGTAGAGAACACGATTGGCATTTTTACAGAACTGGTTTGGAAATATTGGATGACTATTTTAAAGTTAGAAAATTAACAAATTTGGGAAATACACAATCATATCTTGTGAACAATTTAATTGGAACTGACAGTTATAAAAACAAACTATCGGCAAACACATAATAAATAAGACATGGCAACCGTAGTCGCAAAAATAAACAAAAAATATAAAGACTTGGATTTAGCATTTACAATGCATCCAGTTAGAAAAGATGTTAACAAGCATGTGGATGACTTGGCGGTTATTAATTCAGTAAAGAATCTCATTTCAACTTCTCGATATGAAAGACCTTTTCAACCACAGTTAGGTTCTGGTGTCCGAAGTTTGTTGTTTGAACAGATGGACTCTGTTACTGCCGCTGCATTAAAAAGAGAAATAATACAAACTTTAGAAAATTTTGAACCTAGAGTTGTTGTTCAAGATGTTGCAATTTCTCCTGATTTTGATAATAATGGATTTAAAGTTGGTATGAGATTTTTGATAGTTAATAGAACAGAACCAATAACAATACAATTCTTCCTACAACGAGACAGATAAAAAAATGGCTGACCGTTTAAATGTAACTGAGTTAGATTTTGACTCAATAAAAACAAACTTAAAAAACTATCTTAGACAACAATCTGAGTTTCAAGACTATGATTTTGAAGGCTCTGGTTTGAATGTCTTATTGGATATACTTGCATATAATACGCACTACAATGCTTATTATTTGAATATGGTTGCTAATGAATCTTTCATGGATTCTGCTGCACTTAGAAATTCGGTTGTTTCACATGCTAAAAGAGTGGGCTACACTCCGCGTTCTGTTTCTGCACCTAGAGCAGTTGTTAATATTACTGTTCAGACAACAAATTCAACTCCAGGTTCTTTGACTATTCCTAGAGGATATTCTTTCTTATCATCGCAAATTGATGGTACTTCATACAGATTTGTTACTTTAGAATCTTTTTCAACTAATAAAACCGGAAATAATTTTATTTTTACTTCTATTCCGATATACGAAGGGCAGTTTGCTTCTTATTCTTATAACAACAGTTATTCAAACAATCCAAAACAATTGTTTACAATACCTGACGCCAATGTGGATACCAACACATTAAAAGTTAGTGTTAGACAATCTTCTTCAAATACTCAAACAATTGTTTATACAAAAGCAACCGAAGTTTTAAACCTGACTTCAACTTCAACTGTTTACTACTTACAGGAAGGTAGAAATGGTCAATATGATGTTTATTTTGGTGACAACATTATTAGTAAAAAAATACCTGATGGTGGTGTAGTTACTTTAGAATATTTAATTACAAACGGTACTGGAGCAAATAGAGCAAACAATTTTACTTCTACACTTTCAATTGGGGGTTTTTCTGCAATTACAATAAACCCAATTTCTGCTGCTTCTGGTGGTTCTCCAAGAGAAAGTGTTGACCAAATTAAATTTGCTGCTCCTTTAAATCTATTGTCTCAAAATAGAGCCGTTACCAAAAACGATTACATCAAGATTATACAACAAAAATATCCTTCATTTGAAGCTGTCAATGTTTGGGGCGGTGAAGAAAATGACCCACCAGTTTATGGTAAAGTTTTTATATCCGCTAAACCTAAATTGGGTTTTGAAGTAACTGATACGGAAAAAGACTTTGTGAAAAACACTATTTTGAAACCAATTAGTGTTATGACGGTTACTCCGGAAATTGTTGATATAGATTATAATTATTTAAAAGTAAATTCAACAGTATTTTATGAAAGAAGTAAATTAAATATATCAGATTCGGAACTGAAAGCTGGTTTAAAAACAACTATCGAAAACTATTGTGCAACAAATTTGAACAAATTCAATTCATATTTTAAATATTCCGGTTTAGAAACAGTTATTGATAATTATAGTTCAGCAATTGTTTCAAATGAAATTGAATTGTTCGTAGCTAAAAAATTTAGACCTACCTTAAATCTATCTGACACTTATATGTTGGACTTTGGCTTTGAATTAAATCGTGGAACAACAAGCGATAATTTTTATTCCTCACCAGATTTTACTGTTATTGATGAAGAAGGCGTTTCTCGTAAATGTTTCTTTGAAGAAATTCCTTCATCTTTTACAGGTTTAGAATCGGTAACTATTACTAATTCTGGATTTGGTTATACTTCAACACCTACAGTTACTGTTGTTGGTGATGGTACCGGTGCTACTGCAAGAGCAGTTATTGTGAATGGAAAATTATCTGCAATTGAAGTTTTGACACCTGGAGTTGGTTATACAACAGCAGCAATTCAGATTACTGGTGGTGGTGGAAGTTTAGCCTCAGCTTCTGCGGTTTTGGAAGGTAGATATGGAAAGATTAGAATTTCATATTATAAAACAGATGAAGTGAGTAGCCAAAGCACAAAAGTTGTTATCAACAAAAACAAAAATGATGGTGTTGTCGGAACTATCGATTACTTACTAGGTAAGATTACGATTAATAATTTTCAACCAACTTCGGTGAACAATTCTTTTGGTGACATTATGATTCATATAAGACCGAAAA